TCCACATCATACACTGCGGATGTAAACGTGCTGTTTGCTGGTACCGTGTACCCTACTGTAGTAAAATTGCCGGTTGCGGAATCAAACATAATAAAACCAGAATCGCCCGGGCTGGTTTCAATACTTGGTAAGTTGTTAATTTGGGAAGCAGATTGACCCTGAATGGTTAACGTTCCAGTTCCGCCGTTTCTAAAGCCAATATACCAACCATCGTCTATAGTGCCAACAGCGGGTAATGTAAATGTTCCGTTACCACTTTCCCAAACAAAAGTTGCCGCACGGCTTGCACTGTTTAGCGTGGGGGATGCTGTTACAACAACAACGTTTTGTGTGGTGTTAAGGACGCCAGAAAGTGCTACTAAACCGTATCCTGCTAAACTATCTGCATCGGCTGCTGAAGTGCCAGTGCCGAAAGTAATGTTGCTCCAATCGCCAGCTTCCGTAGAATTGTCGTCTAACCAAAAATATTTGGCGACACCCGGGTCCACCAAAACTGATTGAACGCCATCAAAATTTGTAACAAAAAACGGCTCTGCTCCGCGATTCACTAAAAGAATATCTGAACCAACGGAACCCTGGTTGCCTTGCGGCAGTATAATGGTTAAATCAACATCTTCTGCAACTGCATCAATAATGCGGGCCGCTGGAACTTGCGTGGGGTTTACAACCGCAGGCCAAAACAGCTGTGTGTCTTCTGCAAAGTCTAAAGCGTAATAAGATACGTCTGTTGGCTGAATGACGTTGCCGGTAAACGGCGAGGTAAATGTTTGTGACATTCTTAAGGTTCCTGAATCGTTGTATTTCTATCAATACGGCGGGCGCTGTCTTCTTTCTTAAGAGCGGTCAATGAATCGGTGTAATACGATTTCCAAACCGGCAATTTATCCAACGCTTTTAAATATCCTTGAGCTTGCAACAATGTGCCAAATAGCATTGCCTGAGGGCATTCTCTGGTAAATAGATTTTCTTGATTAGTTGTATCTAATGGCTGAATTAAGCTGTAATAGATTAACTCAACAGGGGTGTCTTCCGCCGGAGCCGGAGCAAATGTCCAGTTGTTATAATCATAATCCGCGTAATATTTTGGAACATCTGCTTCAGATTCAGATTGGTATTGCGCAATGTAGTCTTGCGAACGTAACAAAATGGGCCTACCGTTTGCTTTTACAGATACGGTCTTTCTCCAACGCGCCGGCTTATTTAATACTGTTTGGTTTTCTAATAACGTTGTTTCAACCACGTTTAATTGAAGCAGGCTTTTTAATTCTGCTGCAATAGCAGACTCTGCTAATCCAATTAAGCTGGGAATTTGTGCGACAAAACCGGGGTCGTCACGTTCCATATACCGCTGAACGTCCAACACCAGGTTGTCGTAGGTCATTACATATGCGCCGCTCATCGTGTGTAGTAACTTATGTTAGGTTGGAAGTAAATTGGAGACTTGTCACGGTCTTCTTCTTCAAATTGCGTGCGGGCGTCTAGTGCCAGCTTTTCTAAGTACTGAACTCGGTTTAAATCTGTACCAGGAAGTTGCATAGACATCTTGTGCGAAAGTGCGGCCTGAAAATACGGGACAGCACGATCCGGCATATACAACTCATTAGTTAGCTGACCCACGTCCTGCGGCTGGCATTCCAGAATCATAGAGAACGCTTGGAAGTTATTATTTGGGACAGGCCACAAATACATTTCAGGATCAATCTGACGATTAAACCAGTACTGCAGTGAGCGTTGACTTGGGAATTGTTTATTGGGGAGTGAGAAATAATCTGTGCGGTTCAATCGCGCCATGGGGATTACTTGCTGTGATTGAGCAAACTGCAGTGCGCGCAACGACATAACAGACCCGGCTGTGCGGTTCCTTAGTCGGTAGAAATTAAACGCTTGCGTTGTATTGATCCCAAAGTATTTCCATTCACGATCAGCCAGTGTTACCTCAGGAAAAGCCTCCCAGGTTGTCCATGTAATGCCGTCGTCGCTTACCTCAAAATCCAGATTATAAGTAGCAACGCCGTTAGGGGCATAAGCATTAAATCCAACATAGAATAGCCTTGTTGCTTGTGAGTAAGCCGCACCAAAATAGTTATCTTGTAGGGTCGTGCTTACGTACTGATCTAAATCAGCATTGGCGCTTTGATCAAATAGCAAGGACACATTTGGGTTGTTAACTGGTAACGTGCCAGAATACGATGGATTTACAATGTATATCCAGTTTGCTTCTAGTACGTCAACACAGTTCTTTGGCATTTTAAGAACTTGTTGGTTTGTTTGTGCACCAAGAACAACTACTTCTTGCAACCAGATATTAATGCCGCGGTTTACAGAGTTTTGCAGTATGTAAAACAAAGCCTGTTTGGCTGCCAAGACATACTCGGGAGTCATTTCTTCCGAGGTCTTACCTGCATCACGAAATGCATAGGATATTAACTGGTCAATGTTGACCTTAGTCTGATTGTACGTGCCACTATACGCCACAGCTTACCTTCCGCGGCCCGCGGCCCGCTTTTGTACTTTATTGGGTAGATTCTTAGACGCCGGGCCGGCCTTTACAAACTCCTTGCCAACCTTTTTAGGGATGCCAATAGTTGATTTGCCGGCGGCCGCGGCGTACATAGCGCCTTTTTGTGCTTCTGATTTAAATGGCATATTAGCTACAAGTTCCGCCAGCCATCATCTTTTTAGCTTTTCCACCCTTACTCATGTAACCCATCTTGTTACGTACGTTAGTTGGCAACTTTGCTAAACCTGGATTTTCTTGAGCATTGGTTTCTTTTAAAGAACCACCTTCTGCGCACTTCTTAACCTTGCCACCTTTTTTGCGACCCATTAAGCTGCCTAGTATGCCGCGTTCCTGGTTGCTAACTGCACCTTGACCACGCATTGCTGCGGCTTCTTGCATTTCTAATTCGCGTTGCTGTGATGGTCCGAGGTATTTCTTAGCACGCTCTTTCCTTTCCATCATGCGGCGCTTTTCTAAATCACTTATCTGACCTGGACCGGTCATTGTGCCTGGTAGGGTATTTAAGCTGCCAGCTAATGAAGCTCTTTCCGCATCACTAACCGCGCCCATGCCTGCCATACCGCCTGCTTGCATTTTCTTAGGCTTTTGGCGTTTGGTGTTGGCGATGTCTTTGATGTCTTTGTCTGTCTTAGGAGAGCCGTATGCGTTCTCTACTTTGCCGCCAGTTTTGTAGCGACCAACACAGCCGCCTTCTTTCTTGGCGCGACCACCTTTTTTAAAGGTCAGTTCTGTCTTGGGCTCGCCTTTGTGTAGGTGTGCCTCGTGCTGCTTGACGCCTTTTTTAACCATGGACTTGTCTTTAGCAATATCTTCCGACATTACTTCTTTTCGATCACGTTTTTGGTAGCCGTCTATTTTACGCTGAACTGAGCCGCCCTCTTTGAAGCATTGCATTTTGGCGGTTGTTTTGAAGTCTTCCATGGTGTTTCCTAAAGGTTAGTTGTTCTATATACACTAATGCATAAAAAAGGCAAAAATCGCCCTACGTTCCAGCTAAAAACAGGGCTTTTTCGGCCTGTCTGCGTTTCTTTAAACCCGGTTTTGTCCACTGCATAAACGCGGCGGCTGCTTTTTCATTATCACCCTGGTTCACGTACCGGACAACATCCGAGCGAATCATACGATCCGGGCCAATGTTGTGGCATAGGCTGTGCAGGGCATCGGCCTGGGTCCTGTTAACTTTGACCATCAGAGCCGATTCTAGGGCTTCTGAGCACTTTTTTAGGTCGGTGTGTAGCAATACCATTACCTCGTCCTCAGAAAGCTCCCTATGGAGCATATGGCGGTTTTTGGAGTGTATTAAATGCCCCACCCCAATAGTCCAATTACCCACATGATCCTGATACGCCTTTGTACGCATTCCCTCAAAACCAATAACCAGCTCAATGGTTGACTCCGCAACCCATTCAAACTTCTTCTCGTACTCAATTAGCGAGTTGGCTAAGGGGTCGTATTTGACGGATGCAAAGATAATAAGGGTTA